GGCGGTGTTTCCCAGTTACATGCTGCTGGCATAGGGGGCGGTTATGATTTTAAGAATGATCCCAGTGATATGTATAAGGCTATGCAGCGTTATATGCGGCGAGGGGTCAAGGGCGCTGGAAAGACTAAAGATTATATGACCAAAGGTTGGATTCCGACCTTCCGCTCCCCTTTAAATCCTGTGTTGAAGTTATGGCAGTTTGCGGATGATGTGACAACAGCATCTGATATGGCAACAAGAATTGCTGTTTATAATAGAATTATAAAAGAAACAGGGAATGAAGCTCAGGCAACAATAGAGGCGCTTGAGGTTATTAACTTCTCCAGAAAGGGTGCTAATACAGCAGTGCAATGGGTTACGGCAATGGTGCCGTTTTTGAATGCTAGACTTCAGGGTCTGGATGTCTTGTGGCGTGGGTCTACAGATTTTGGTGTAACTGGTTTTGATGCCCAGCAAAGAAAGAAAAGATTTATGTTCAGGATGTTAAGCCTGATTGCGTTAACAACCGCATACACATTAGCTCATAGCGATGATCCAGAAGAAGATCCACATTACGCCAATGCCACTCCCGAAAAAAGAGATATGTATTATATAATACCTCCTAATTGGTTTGGTCTGGGCAATGCAGGGATTGCCATTCCAAAAATACCAATTGCTTTTGAGGTTGGCCTTTTGACAAAAACAATACCAGAAAGAATTATCAATTTAATAAGAGGCCAAGACGATTTTAATGATCTGTTAAAATCATTAGGGCGTAGTGCTATCAGCACATTAAACTTTAATGTAATACCACAGGTTTTTAAGCCAGCATTTGAAGCGGCGATAAATAAGGATTTTTTCAGAGGAAAACCTATTACGCCTTACTGGTCACAAAATGATTCTCCAGAAATAACTGGCCCCGGAACAGGAGAGACCGCCAAGTCTCTTTCCAAGATTCTTGCCGATACTGGGGTTAAAGTGGACGCAGAAAAAATAGAGCATATGATCAGGGGTTATACTGGCACAATGGGCATGTATGCATTGCAGTTAACAGATTCTATAGCCCGTTCAGTTAAAGGTATGCCTGATGCTCCTGCAATGGAGATCAACGAATACCCTTTCCTTCAAAGGTTTATGCAGAGCAAATGGGGCGGTGGCGACAAAAAAGCATTTTACGAATTAAGAACAGCGCTGGATATTCTTGTTAATGATATTAATAAACTTGAAGCTGCTGGTGACTGGGACGCAGCCGAAGAAAAAAGAACTAAAGGAAGAAGCCTTTTCTTAAACAAGGAAAGAATTAATTACATTGATAAAACATTAAAAGAATTGAGAACTCAGGAAAAACAAATACGACAGGATACGGTGTTAAGCGCTGACGAAAAAAGAACGCACATCAGAAATATCAGGGAATTTCAGTCAGAACTTCTTTCAGGCATTAAGGAACTTTCAAGAGAGTCTATGAGGTAGGATCATCGAGTGTAAGGGAATATGTGGGGGCATAAAATGGAGTATTTAATACAAACTTTTGGGGCTAAATTTTGCTGCATATTTGCATCTGGCTGTGGGGCGGGGGCGAATATTTTAACAAAAAAACAATTTAATTTAACGGCATTAAAAGATATTGGTCTAGCTTTAGTAGTAGGGTGGATTGCGGCAGAATTTTTTATACCACCAATTATGAAACACTGGACTTTGGACATGACGTGGGGGCCAGCAATAGCTTTCTTCATAGGGTACTGCGGGATACGTTTGTTACCTGTTCTGGAAGAAGCTATAGCAAACAAAGTGAAGAAGGGCTAAAGATGCCTTATAAGAAAACTAAGCGTCCCTACAAAAAAGAATACCAAAAACAAAAAGCCCGTGGCGAGCATGGGGATCGCATGGAGCGTCAGCGTGCGCGGCGTGCGCTAGATAAGAAGGGCGTTAATCGCAAAGGCAAAGATGTAAGCCACAAAAAGATGCTGAGTAAGGGTGGCTCCAACAAGCATGGATATAAACTGGAAAGCCCCAGCAAGAACCGCAGTCGTAATGGAAAAAGGCCAGCAAAGAAATAATGAAAGAACAGCATAAGGAAGTATTGGCTGGCCAACTTCTAAGACATGAAGGGCTTGAGCTTAAATTATATAAATGTCCAGCAGGCAAATGGACAATAGGCGCAGGCAGGAACTTAGAAGATCGGGGTATCACAGAAGAAGAAGCTCTTTATCTTTTAAGAAATGATATAGAAATATCTATTGACGAGTTAATAAATACTTTTCCTTGGTTTTCTAGGCTTGATGGAGTCAGACAAATGGCCCTTGTTGACCTTCATTTTAACTTAGGACTGGGAACCCTGAAGACTTTCAGCAAAACACTGAGCTTGATAGAACAGGCAATCGAGGGTAAAGTTCCTTGGTCTGAGGTTAGTTCAGAGTTACTTAATTCAAGATGGGCAGACCAAGTCGGTCATCGCTCTCAGACTATAGCAAATATGATCAGAACAGGAGAGGTTTGATGAATTGGATTATTGACAGGGCAAAGGAACCTAGTACATGGGCAGGTCTTGCTGTCGGGTGCATTATTATTAGTATGATGACTGGTGTAGGGTGGATTGCTTTAGTGGGATGTGTCGGGGCAGCAGGTGCTCTTCTTCTTAAAGAAAAAGGTGTGATGTAAGATGCTGGCCTCTTTATTGCCAGAGCTTCTGCCTGTTGTCGGCAATGTTCTTGACAGATTTTTCCCTGATAAAGAGGCGAATGCACGAGCCAAACGCGAGCTTGAGATGCAACTTGCATCTCATCTCGCCAAGGTCGATCTTGCTCAGGTTCAAACAAATATAGAGCAAGCGAAGCACCCTTCCATTTTTGTAAGCGGAGCTAGGCCAGCTATCATGTGGATATGCGCCTTTGGGCTTGGCTGGCAGTTCGTTTTTCAACCCGTGGCTATATGGTTTATGGCAATCTCAGGAAACACCACGCCTCTGCCCATGATACCCACTGAGGGATTAATGTCGCTAACGCTGGCCCTTCTTGGACTGGGGGGGATGCGTTCAGCAGAAAAATTCAAGGGCGTTGCCCGAAATAACATGAGGCCGTCAAGATGAAAGCATACGCGCAGGGCAAACAAATCATTGTAAATGACAACGCAAGCGTTGTTCAGACGGTTGTGCAGCCGAAGGTTGGCAAAGACACGGTTAGTGTCGGCCCAGTAAAAGTTTCATCGGATAATGTTGCGGTGGTCGGGGCTATTATCTTTGTGCTTGTGGGGTTAGGTTATCTTGTTAAGAAACTGGTTGATAAGAAACTTGACTAGTAGTGTTACTGATTGAGCGCATTGTTAGTAAGTGGTTTAGAAATAAAAACTTACTGGGTGTTAAGGAATTTTATAATTCTGATTTGATCCCTGTCAGCGAGGAACTGGAAAAAAACTTTCCAGAAATAAGGCGGGAATATGACGAGATTATCAAACATTATGATAACTTCGCACCATTCCAGTCTATATCTCCTCATCAAACTTATATTTCTAATGATGATAAGTGGCGTTTATTTTTTTTGAAGGGCGCAGGTATTTGGTTTAAGCGTAATTGTTTATCAATGCCTATTACCCACTCAATATTAAAACGACACTCTAATGTTGTTAGCGCTTATATCTCAGTTCTTGGCCCAAGGAAAAAACTCAATCCTCACTCTGGTCCTTATTCTGGTGTGTTGAGATTGCATTTAGCGTTGGATATTCCCCATCAGCAAAGATGTTGTCTTAGCGTTAATGGCCAAAGAACACACTGGGAACAGGGAAGATGTTTATTTTTTGATGACACCTATGAACACTTCGCTGCAAATGACACTGATAAACTCCGGGCGGTGTTGTTCATGGATATTTTAAAACCTTTGCCGTGGCATCTTAACTTTTTAAATAAAGCCATCATCAAGATAGCAAGGATTTTTCCTTACGTCTGGATACCTTGGCGTAGACACAAGCGTTGGGAAAAAGATTTTTACAATGACAGTTGCTAAGAAACGTGATCCAAAAAAATGGTCTGCTGCCAAGGCTAGAGCCAAAAGAAAGATGGGAGGGAAGCACTCTGCACGGGCTATGCAGCTTGCAACTAAGTATTATAAGGACGCAGGGGGCACATATTCTGGCAAAAAAAAAGAAATCAAATAAACTTTCTAAATGGAGTAAGCAAAAATGGAGAACCAAGTCAGGGAAACCAAGTGGCAAAACAGGGGAACGGTATCTTCCAACAAAAGCAATCAAAGCATTATCATCAAAGGAATATGCAGCGACCACCAGAGCAAAGAGAAAAGGGACTGCTGCCGGGAAACAGTTCGTGAAGCAGCCAAAAAAGATAGCGAAAAAAACAGCAAAATATAGAAAATAATTACTGTGTTCACCTTACTATCTATTGCTATTTCGGGTTAGGGGGGATAATCTCATAATGTGATGAACGGCTGAAGCGTTCTCACTTGGTTACCTCATCGTGGGAGAGGGTCTAGTCAGCCCTCTCCTTTTTTTTATTCAAATTTATCTAGTATTTTATTGGCGATACGGTCACCGAGGGTTTGGCCTGACGGAAATCTGGGCGCTATTATATCATTTCTAACCATATCAGTTGCGGCCCTTACACCATCCATAAAATTCTTGCTCTGATCGGGCGTTTTACTTAGATAATTTTCCACTGCCATTCTAACTAATTCAGAAGGAGTGACAGAGAGTTCGTTTGCCTTTCTTTGAATAGATTCAATCAGGTCTGTGTAAAAAAGAATATTCCAGCTTCGACTGGGCTTATTCAGTCTCCGCTGACGATGCATTTTCCCCGCCATCGTTCTGCTCCTCCTTTATTCCCACGAGATCCTCGTAAATCTTCTCACTTACAGCAGCGTATCCTGCAATATCAACATGGGAATCATGTGCTGGCTTTTGTTGACAACGTGCAAACTTGACCAGTGCCATCATCATGCTCACATCGTAAGCCGTCAGTGGTCCTTGCCATGTTCTGTTCATAATCCAAGCATTCCAGAACTCAGCAATTCTCATATGGTTAACGGTAGCGTCACCATAATCGACTGCTCTATCGCCACTGACAAGAGCAGCGGCTTCTTCAAGTAGTTCTCTCTTTGCATCACTCAAGATCTGTCTCCTCAAATATTAGCCGACCAATAAATAATTCTTTTACTCTTCCCCATCTCCGCTGGGCCTCTTCGTTTGTTTTTAATTCTGATCTGCTCTCGATTTGCAGCATAAGCCTTACAGCTTCAACAGCTTCTTTTTCAGTCAAGTCCTGTACAAAGCCATTGTCGTAAAGCCATTTTTGAAAATCTTCATCACGACATAATGCCGCACAGGATACAACCGCTCTCTTGCCCTCACGCACTGACTCAGGCTCTTCTATCTCATCCTGTTCGTTTAATCTTCCCATGCCCACCATGTATCTCTGTCCAATGTGATCATTGATCAAATCTCTTGGTGTGTCATGGGGGTGTATGACAAGCGTGATGCTAATGCCATCTTTCGTTTGCCGCAGAGCCGTCTTTACAGCCTCAAAGCCGTAAGCTCTTTCTTTAATTTCTTCAGTCATTATTTTTTATCCATTCTTCGGGTTCCACCCCTTGCAGCGCCCACCATTGTTTCTCGTTTCCGTGAGCGTGTAGTTGCATATGATGCTTGTGACAGAGCGGAACTGTATATTGGTCACCAACTTTCATGCCCATAGCCGCCTGTTCTTTGTAAGTCAGGTGATGCGCTGATGACTGGGGGATGCCACATATCAAACATGGCACCCCTCTTGCTTGGTCAAGTCTCTTTTTAGAACGGTATCTCGTCATCAAGATCAATTTCTTCCTTCGCGGGAGGCTCTTCCTTTTTAGGAGGCTGGTATTCATCCCTAAACCAGAAATAAAAATAGCCTCCAGTTGGGTTGCCATCCCGCTGAACAT